GTGGCCGTGCTGCTCGAACTGCGGGGAATCGTGGGGCGGGCAGTCGATCCCGACGATCAGGCCAGCCGCGTGGCCGCGTTGGACGGCACGCTGCGCGGTCTGCTGGCCCGATTCGACGACGCCCGCTACGCCCCGGCCGCCCGCGCCTTGTTCGGCTTGCCGCCGGCCGAGCCCGGCCTGAACCTCACGGCCCGCCGGGAACTGGCGGCGCGGGTCGCCGGCCACGAGGCGCACCACTTCCGCAAGCGCGTCGAACCTCAGCTCGTGGGCAAGCTCGCGGATGAGCTGCTGGCAGACGCAGACCGGTTCACCCGCTCGCCCATGATCGCGCCGCGGCTTGCCCCTGTCCGTACTCGCCAGCCGGTACCGGCCGATCCCTTCGCGTGGGAAGTCGCCGAGCACGAGGAACAGCTGACGCGGATGTGGTCGGCGATCTACGCGGCCCGCGCCGAACTGCTCTGCATCGAACGGTTGATCAGCCTCCAGGCTGATCGGCAATCCGTTGTCCGCGTCGCGGTCACCGCCGCGTGGCGGTGGGCTTCGGCCCGCGCCGAGGCGATCGGCTACCTGGCCGCGTTCGCACCCGACGTTGCCGCCTCCGCCGACGAACTGGTGGCCATGGCCGGGTGGACCCCGGCGCTGACCCCCGCGCAAGCATCGCTGCTGACCGAGGCCGCCAGCGGAGGCGCAAGCCGCGAGGCGTTCGTGGCCGCGCTGCACGGCGAAACCGGGCTCGGAGCTGTCTGGGTTGACGGCTTCCTGGCCCGGACAGCACCGAACCCCCTGATTGAAGAGAACGGAAAAGCATCGTGACCAGCACCAACCCCGCCCTGGCCGTCGCTCTTGAGAAAGCGGCTACCGAGCAGGCGCGCCGCTACGTCATCACCGGCGGCCCCTCCTCCGGCAAAGACGACCTCATTGAGGCGATCCACGCAGCCGGGATCCCGTGCATGGCCGAGGAACCCGGCCGGGAGATCTACCGCAAGCACCGCGAACGGCTCGGCCGCCACCTGCTCAAGGAAGACCGGCGGGCCTACTCCCTGGAGGTGCTGGAGGCGTTCATCGCCGAGTACACCGCCCACACCAGCGGCATCCGCTTCTACAACCGCGGCATCCCCGACGGCTACGGCTGGGAAGGATTCTTCGGGCTCAAGCCCACCCCGCAGCTGGAAGACGCCACCCGCACCTACCGCTACGACACGGTTTTCGTGCTCGATCCGCTCGACACCTTCGAAGACCCGGACGACATCGTGTGGGCCAAGGACCGGGAGATCCGCCGTGTCCACGAGCTGATCGTGCAGGGCTACTACGACGCAGGCTACGAGCCGGTGTTCGTCGCACCCGATTCCGCCGCGGCCCGCCTGGACTTCATCTGCGCCAACCTTCGCCTGCCCAGACCAAGCCGAGGAGCGTGATCACGGTGCGTCGCAACGGGAAGCCGTCGTTGCTGCTGTCCCCGAACAGCATCCTGGCCAACGCGCTGTTGCGCTCGATCGACCTCCTGCGGCCCCGCGTGCTGGCCATGCGGCCGGCGCGGATCGAATTCGTGGTGGGCACCCAGATCAACGGGGCACCGCACCTGGGCACGAACCTGGTGCAGACCGCGGCGTTCCTGCTGGCCAAGCTCGCCCGCCGGGAGTTCTCCACCGACACCCGCGTGCGGTTCGGCGCGCTGGACAACGCCCCGTACGAGGTGGTGCTCGACCCCGAGACCCACACCGCCTACCAGCAGACCTACTACCACGCGCTCGGCAAGGACAAGATCGCCGAGCTGATCGAGAACTACTACCGGGCGTTCTTCGACTCGCTGTCGGAGGCCACCGACACCGACTACGCGGTGGAGACCTACACCGACCAGCAGGCCACACCAGGATTCCGGGCGGAATTCCTGCGGACCCTGGAACGCCTCGATGACATCCGCTGGTGGATGGCCCCTTCCCACGGGGTCATCCACACCCGCATCCCCTGCCCGGTGTGCGGGTGGGCCGAGAAACGCGCCGACCGCACCAAGCTGGCCCACCTGGACGAGGACGGCGCGACGTTCACCGCGGTCTGCTTCGACCACGGCCCCTACGAAGCCCACATCGACCCCGAAGACGATTCCCCCTACCTCGACCTGGCCACGCTGTACCGCAACCTGGTCAAGGAACGCGCGCTCGGCCGCAGCACCGACACGCTGCACGTGATGATGAAGGGCGGCGACTGGGCGTTCGGCTGCCAGCTCGTTGACGGCGCGCTCGGCGCACTGCACGCCCCGCCGGAACACATGCCGGTACGGATCTTCACGCCGCAGGTGCTCGCCCCCACCGGGGCGAAGCTGTCGAAATCGCTGCTCCGCGAACACGGCACCCGCGCGCTACCCGCCGACGTCGAGCCCTGGATGCTCGACACCACCACATGGCCCGGCAGCACCGACAACTACGTCGATGCCCTGGTGTGGCTCGTCGGCGAACTACTCTCCGACCCCAAGCACTTCTTCCGCTCGTTCACCGTCAAGGAACTCGGCCGACTCATGACCGCACGCCCCACCGAACCCACCATCCGCGCCCACGAAATGGGCATCTACAAGCGCTACTTCGACCTGATCGCCACCGGCCGCAAGACCACCGAGATCAGGGTCAACGACTCCAGCCGCAAGAAGATCAAACCCGGCTCGCTGATCCGGTTCCGCTGCCAAGGCGACGAAGTCCTGACGCGGGTCACCCGCGTCAACCGCTACGCAAGCTTCGAGGAGATGTTCGACCACGAGCCCGTGGCGTCGGTCAACCCCACCGCGACCCGTGACGAGCAGCTGGCCAACATCCGCCAGATCTACCCGCCAGAACGTGAAGCACTCGGCGTCGTCGCCATCGGCATCGAACTCACCGACCCACCCCGTCCCCAGTAGCCGCAGCAACGACGAACGCGCCCCACACCGGACCCGATCAGGGTTCCGACGTGGGGCGCTGGTCTTTCCGGGCGGTGCGTCGTAGCGCCGCCGGACAACGTGCGCGAGTAGCCACGCAGGGTTCTGCACTCCGCCACTGCTACCGGCCGCGCCGTATCGTGAACGTCGCCTCCGCGATCCAGCCGTCGGTCGCGTCGCGCAGCCAGGCAGTTTGCTCGCCTGGCACAGCCGTCCTGGCGCGATCGGTTCCGGCGCGCGGTGAGCTCATGAGACGTTCGACAGCTGGGGACCTGAGCGCTGGCTTTGCATCTCGCCGAAGGTTCTGGCATGCTCTTTGGGAGCGGTCGGTGAAAGAGGTCCAGGCGATCTCTTCTCGCGAGGCAGGTCCTCACGAGATAGCCGGCCGTTCTTATTGCCACGGTCCCCACGGACGAAAGCACGACTGTAGCGTCGGCTTCACAGCTTGCTCGTACCAGTGGCAATTACCGCGCTCCAACTGACGCTGCACCGCCCAAAGGCCGTAATCTGCGACTTGGATACCAAAGGACGATGGCGCATCCCAGGAGCGAAACACAATTTCACGCTGATTCGGAGCGAACTCCGAACACACCTGCTCCCAGGCCTTCCTTGCCGCAGCAGCACGTTTCCGCGTGCCAAAGGACGCGACGATCACAACCAAACGATCCCCCACCTTCGTGACCTGCTGCGATATTGTCTTGAAATGCAGCTCCCAGGCGTACTGGTACAGCCACATTTCGCCACGCTCTCGCACCCCTTGGTACGCATTTGGCTTGTACAGGAAGGTGGTATCAAACCTAGGTGCCAGGTCAGAAATGAGGTCAAACATGGCCGTGCGCGTTTCCGTGCTGTCGTTCACGGCATGGAATCCCTTCGCAAAGTGACTGTCACTTTGCGCCACGTCGACACGCAGGCGCAAGCCCCGGAACAGCGCCTCGCCGTGGTCAGCCTCGAAAACAACCGTTCCGATACCGAAATACGCGGGATTGCCGTTCTGTCCGGCACCCTCGTACGCAAGGTTTCCGGTCTCGTCGGCGTACATGTAGATGTCGCTCACGCCAACACTGGTCTCCTTAGCCCTGTCAGGTCTCTATCTGGAGGTAGATCGCGATTCCGCCACCAGGTGTTACGTGAGTCGCGCGGAGAGCTTCTTGGGACTGCTACACCTCGTCGATCACGATGCGGGTTCGTTGCTTCTGGGCTGGTACGTGGGCGGTGTGCTGGAACCGAGCAGGATCCGGATCGCCCATGCGGGCAGACGACGCTCGGCCAACCGCAGTACGGCGTAGACAGCGCCGAGCACAGCGGGCACGACCAAGACGTCACCAGCCGCGCCGAGCGGGCCGGTAAGCCAGTGCGGGGCGCCAGCGGTGACCAGGTAGGTCACCAGGGCAGACCAAGCGGCGGGGACGATCGTGCGCAGCCAGGCGGTGAGCTGGTTAGACACGGGGCGCTCCCTGGACGTTGACGACGACGTTCACGGTCGCGTCGGCGAGGACTGCCCGGACAGTGTCGGGGATGGTGCCGAGCGCGGTGACGATGCCGTGCAGGGTCTCGGCCTGGCGGGCGAGTTCGTCGCGGAGCTCGATGACGTGCTTGTCGACGTGCCGGATCGTGTCGACCGGAGTGAGTTGAGTTGTGCCGTCGACGAACGAGGGCCAGCCGGGAAACTGGCCGGGGATCCGGGAGCCGGTGAGCTGCTGGAGGATGTCGCGCAGCATGTGGTTCTCTTCGGGGGTCAAGTCCGGTCCTTCCTGTGCGGGTGGGGGCGCGGGGCTGCGGGTGAGGCTGGGCAGGTTCCAGGGGCGCGGGTCGTCGGCGAGCGCGACGTCGGAGTGCACGCTGATGTGGAAGTGCTTGCGGTGCGGGTTCGCGCCGCGGTAGGGCGTCCAGCGCCACGGGTTGAAGCCGGGCCGGGTGTCGAGGATCAGGCCGTTGGCGATCAGGTACTTGATCCGCGGATCCCGGCTGGCGGCGAGTTCGTCGGTGATCCGGTCGATGTCGAGCCCGGCGGCCGGGTCATGGGTGAAGTCGCGGGCGGTGACGAGCCTGCGGCCGTCCGGGGCGGGGCCGGCCCACGGGTTGTGGTCGCTGGTGCGGTTCTGGTGGTTGGTGTCGCCGATCCCGCCGTCGGATGCCTTGCTGCGGGCGGGAAACGCGGTGTTGAACTGCTGCCGCAGCGTTTCGAGCGAGCGGGCTACGCGCCAGGTCATGGTCAGCTCCCGATGGTCTGGGCGAGGGTGGGGATCCAGCCGAGCAGCGCGGCCAGCACGGCGATCCACAGCGCCCAGCGCTGTGAGCGTTCGCGGTCGCGGGCGGCCTGCATGGCGGTGAGGTCGGCTTCGATCTGGTCGACGCGGTGCTCGACGACGGCGACGCGGGGGCCGTGCGAGGCGACGTGGCCGCGCATCTCCGCGGCGAGCTCGGACAGTTCGGTGCGGATTCCGGCCAGTTCGCGCTGGACGTAGCCGAGCGCGACGTCGGCGGGTGTCTCGGTGGTCATCGCCTCTCCGTCACAGGGTTTGGTGGAGGTAGCAGCCGAAGGGCTGGCAGGCGATCACGCCGGAGCCGGAGGCGGTGGCGGTGATGGCGACGCCGGTCCAGTCGTTGCCGACCTGCGCGGACACGTCCGCCGTGATGTGTCGGAATCCGAGGGCGGAGGACCACTCGGCGACGGTGGCTCCGCCGACCTTGAGCCGGTACGTCACGGTGGGCGTCCCGGTCGCCGGCCCCCACAGGCCGTCGACGGTGATCCATGGGTGCGAGATCGACGCGCGTCCTTCCCACATGGTCGATTCGCCCGTGATCTTGGAAGCGTCGATCGTGGAGTACGAGTACACCTCGCCGAGCCCGTCGGTGTGCGTGGTGATCGTGCGGGGTACGAACTTCTGGTAGAGCTGCACCGGCAGCCAGGGGCGCGCGAGGCCGACGCCGGTTGCGGCGTCGTCGGAGACCAGGATGCGGTCCGCGGCGTCGGTGAGCGCCCAGAAGTCGCGGCCGAAGGCCTGGTTGCCTTGGGTGAACAGCAGGCGTGCGCCGCCTTCCCGGCGGATGGTGAGCACCTGCTTGCCGCTGGTGTCGGGACCCATGTAGAGGATTTCGGTCCCGTTGTCGTCGACCATGCGCAGGAAGGCGTCCTGCAGCAGGGTCAGGCCGCCGCGGCTGATCGTGGCCGATGCCAAGCCGACGGACTTCCAGAGCCGCCGCAGCTCCGCCTCGGCGCGCTTGAGCCGGTCCAGCAGGTTGCTGGGCTGGTTCACCTGGCCCACGGTGCCTCCTATGCGATGCCGTCGAGCAGCGGCGCGAGCGTGAGCGTGACCCGCTCGGCGTCGGCTGAGGGCGCGAACTCCATGTCGACCACGCGCACCGGGCCGTCGAACCCAGCTCGGTGGAACCGGTCGGGTGGGATCACCAGCCACCCGTCATCACCGCGGTTGACCTCGGCCGCGGTCGGTGGGATGTCGCCGCGGACCACGATCTGCGGGAGCACCACCGGCATCCGGGCCGCTTGCTGGTCAGCCTCGGCGTGACCGAACAATGTGGACTCCGATTCAGCGCCGCTGTAGTTGTTCTCCAGCTCCAGCAACGGGAATCCCTGCTTGTAGCGCTCGGGCTGCTCGTGTACCGCGATCGGCGTTCCGAGGTCGACGCCCTCGCCGGTGGCGAAGGCGCGGGTGGCCATGCGGGTGCCGTCGGTGGGCCAGGTGTAGCTGATGGTGTTGCCGCGCAGTTCCCAGACGTGGCTGCTCCCCTGCTGGCCGAGCCACGGTTCGCCGATGCGCAGGATGCGCCGCGGAGCGCGGGGACCGGCGATGACGTCGAAGACCATGTCGGGGCCGCCCTCGACGTTGGTCAGGTTGCGCAGGGCCTCGCCGGTGTCGGTGAGGTCGTAGCCCCGGTAGGTGCGATCGCGCAGGACGTTGGAGACCGTGGCGTCGAGCTCGATGCCGATGTTCCCGCCTGCGTGCTGCTGGGCCTGGGCGACCAGGCGGCGGGCGATCTCGTTCTGCTCGACGTTGTCGTAGGCGATGGTCAGGCCGGCCACCGCGGTCAGGTTGGGGTTGGCCGGGAGGACCGGCAGCACCTTGCGGTGGTCGAAGTAGCTCCAGAACTCCCCCGCGCCGACGGTCACCGTCTCGTCCTCGGAGTTGTAGGAGCGGGACCAGATGATCCCGCCCCACATCGGCCGGGAGTCGCGGAAGGCGTAGATCACGCGCCGGCACGGCATGGTCAGGTCGTAGGCGTCGAGGTGCTTGGAGTGCTCGCCGAGTTTCCACGTGGCGTTGAACCGTCCCGAGCCGTTGAGCGGCTTGTTGAACCGCACCGACCGCAGCGGGACTTCCTCGATGAGCGTGTTGGTTCGCAGGTCGGCGATGGCGTAGGTGTAGACCGGCAGCGCCACGTGCTCACCCCCGTAGCCACGTCAGCGACATGTTCACGCCGTTGCCGAGCGGGTCGAGGTTCAACGAGGCGCCGGTGTTCTGGTAGGCCCACATGCTGAGCTTGTCGCCCGCGTTGAACCGGCGCGTCGTCGAGCAGCTCAGCGAGCACGGTTCGCCGGCCTGGTCGCTGGCCGCCTGGGCGTAGCGGCTCCCGGTGGGTGAGCCCGCGATCGCCAGTGCGCGCTCGGAAGCCGAACCCGTGGAGACGAACCGGATGTTGGCCGCCAGATGCCACAGCCCGGCCCGGTTCAGCGTGAACTCGGTGCCGTTGCCGACGGCGGCCACGGACACGTCGTCGGAGACGTAGTCGAGATCGGGCAGGTGCACCCGCTGGTCGACATTGTTCGGGATCGGCTGCGCGGTCGCCCGGTAGTAGCGCGCCTCGTGCCGGGTGGCGTCGGTGGTGCCGCCGATCGGGAACGCATCCACCCAGGCCGAACCGTTCCACCGCTGCACGATGTTCGTCGACAGCCGCATGATCAGCTGCCCCGTGATCGGGTTGCTGATCTCGGAGGCGGTGGCCACCACCGGGATGCTCGGCACCCGCCAGTCGGTGCCGTCGTGCACCTCGATGCGCCGGGTGTCCAGCCGGTACACCGCTTGGCCGGCGTAGGGGTTGGCAACGCCGCTGCGCGCGGTGGCGTCGGTGACGGGCGTGATGCCGCCTGCGGCGACGGTGCGGGCCACGTCGAAGTTCTGGATGTCGACGGTGGTGATCGTGGTCGCGTTCGGGGGCACCACGATGCGGGCCCGGACGATGTGGTCGGCGCTGCCGGGGACGGCCGGGTCCACTGGGGTCGCCGCGGGGGTGCCGACGATGTGGCGCACCACCATGTCCGAGGTGGTGTCGCCGTAGTAGGCGTCGGACTGCTGGAACACGATCAGGTCGTGGCGGGGGTTGGATGCGTCGGCCGGTGCGGTGCCGAGCACGTTGATGTCCTTGCTGGCGTCCAGGCACAGCAGGTAGGCGCCGCCGCCGCGCTGGGACTGCAGCACTGCCCGGAACGGGGCGACGTGCACGAACCCGTTGGCGGTCGGGCTGGTGGCGCTCACCGTGCCCGGAGTCGACGCCGCGGGGAGCAGCCCGGTGCGGGAGGTGATCTGTCCGGCGGGCGTGGCCAGCGCGGCGATGGTGATCCGACCGTCTTCGACGGTCTGCACTCCGCCGCTGGCGACTTGCTGCACTGCCCACGAATGGCGTTCGGCCACGTGATCCCCCTCAGAAACTCGTGTGGTGGTAAAGGCATTCGAGTTGCCCGGTGCCGTCGCTGGTCTCGAACCGGATGCGCGTATTGCCCGGCGGGAGCGTGAACCACTGGCGCCGGATCAACATGTTCGATCGGCTGACCCCGGTGGACAGCAGCACCGATCGGTCCTCGGTGGACAGCAGCAGTTGCTGCCCGTCCAGGAGGGTGTAGGAGTCGTCGAACGCCAGCTCGGCGCCGGTGTCGGCGTTGCGGATCATCGGGCGGGTGCAGGGCCCGGTGATCCGCCAAGTCGGCTGGGCGTGGGCGTTGCCGTCGTTGGTGACGACGAGCTCGCCACCGAACTGCGCCGAGCCCCACACCAGCGGCCACGTCAACGGCCACAGCAGGCCACCACCGCCCGCCACCGGGGGCGCGGTCGCCGGGGCCTGCTGCGGCAGGTGCAGCAGGCGCGGGTTGGTGGCGCGCCACTGGATCACGCCGCGGGTGAGCCCGTAGTGGTACTCCACCGGGGTCGGGATCAACCGGCCGGTGCAGCGGGCCAGCACCATCGCCTTGATGCCCTGCCACCGCACGACCAGCGGTTCTTCGGCGGGGTTCTCGTCGGGCGCGGTGATGCGTCGCAACGTCGACTCGGCGGCCCGGAAGCTGGCCGGGTCGGAGTCGCCGAGCTCGAACGACAGCGTCACGATCCGCCGGTCAGCCAACAGCTGGCCGGGCTGGTAGCCGTGCGCGTTGGCGAGCTCGGCGTCACCGTCGCGGAGGTCCGGCAGGTCCAGCCAGCCTTCCAGCTGCACCAGCTCAAACGGCGTGTCAACGCCCAGCAGCGCGCCGCGCCATTCGACTTGCCCGTCCGTCGTGATCAGGTCACCGGCGGCCACTACCCACCCCCACGAGAGATCCAGTCCAAATCGGCAGCGATGTCGTAAGGTGACTGGTTGGGCTGCGCGACGAACGTTCCGATATGGACAGTCGCGCGCGGTGCCGGTTCGCTGGATGGTCCAGCTTGCGCCAGCACCCGCCGGGTTTCGTGCGTCGGGAGGACCCGGCCCGGACCGGAGGGCACCAGCAGCTCCGGTCCGTGCTCCCCGACCAGGACCGAGCGCTGCGACGCGATCGGGCCACCATGTGCGCGGGTGGCGGTGCCGCCGGCGCCACGGCGGTATCCCTCGCGGGTGAAGTGCCCGCCGATCTGGCGGCTGACCTGCGTCTCGATGTAGATCGTCTGCTGGGACCGCGGGCGGAACCAGTTCTCCCACGCGGTGACCGCGGTGTACGCCTGGCCCGTGTCGCCCCGGATCACGGTCAGGATGTCGCGGGGCATACCGAAGTACTTGTCGGCCAGACGCTGAGCCTCGGCAGCAGTGAACCCCATCTGCTGCGCTTCGGCGAGGAACTGCGCGCGCCGCTGGTTCACCGCGTTGAAAGCATCCGCAGTCGCCTGCTGCTGGGACTGGCCCTGGCGGATCGCGGTGTCGTAGGCGGTCTGCGCGAGTCGCCGGTACTCATCGCCCTGCCGAATCAGGCTCTCGTGCAGCTCGCGGCCTTCCTTCGTCGTGGTGTTGATCTGGCCGTCCGCGGCGAACAGGGCAGCGTGCCAGTTCGCGGTGCCGGACCGGACTCCCTCGATCGATTCCCGCAGGTTGTCCAGGCTCTCTTCGAAACCGGCGGTGGCCTCTTCCATCGTGATCTCGATGCCGAACAGCTGCCGCCACGCCGAGTTGAGGGCATCGACCCGGTCTGCGGTGTCGGCCGTGGACGTCTTAAGGGTGTCCATCGCTTCGCGCAGCGAATCGGCCCCCGGGACCGAGCTCTGCATGGCAGCCCCGGCCCCGTCGACTCCCTCGGCGTACTGCCGCTGCTCCTCGATCGCGCCCGCCACAGTGCTGCGCAGCCCGTCGGTTGCCAGCAGCAGATCCACCGACGCCTCGGACTGTTCCTGCATGGAGCCGCGGACGCCCTGGAAGGTTCCCTGCTGCTCGAAGGCGGTCTGGTTGTAGGCCTGCAGCTTCGCTTTCAGGGCGTCCAGAGCGGGCCCGCCGGCGATCAGGGCGTCGACATACTCGGCGTGGGTCAGCCCCGCCGCCTCGACCGAGTTGGCGATGTCCTGGTACTGCTCGGACTGCATGATGGCGGCGCGGGCGTTGGAGTCGAACGCCCCGGCGGAATCCCGCAGTGCCGACGACAGCGATCGCTGGTCGCCCTCCGCGTTCTGGCTGGCCGAGCCGAACAGTGCGAGCCCGATCGCTGCGGCGGCCAGCGCGGCGCCGAACGGGCCGCCCAGCACGCCGAGCATGCCGCGGCCGGCGGTCTGCAGCACGCTGCCGCTGCCAGCGGCGCGGCGCGTGTTGTCGCTGAACTGGATCATCGAGGTGGCCACGCCCGAGACGACCTCGCGCACGGCGCGCATGCCGCGCATCGCAGCCGCCATCGACAGCCACAAGCCGATCAGCGGGCCGAGCACGCCCGACAGCGGCTCGATCACGTTGAGCACGCCAGACAGCACGTCGAGCGCAACGCCGACCGCCGAGGACATCACCGGCAGCGCACCGCCGGACATGTCGTTGATGACGCCGATGACGCGGGTGATGACCTCGGCAACCTCGTCGCCGTGCTCGGCCCACACACCGGTGAGCCCGACCAGCACGCCGCCGACCTCCGGCAGCACACCGCGGATCAGCTGCCCGAAGTGCTCGATGCCGGCACCGGCATCGTCCGAGCCGGTCGAGACGATCTCGAAGAAGTCCCCGACACCAGCTCCTGCGTCTGCCATCAGCGACGCCATGCCGTCGATCACCGGCCCGGCGCGCTCCACCGAGGTGACCATGCCCGGCATCGCGTTGCGCGCGAAGTCGGTCACGCCCTTGGTCAGCGTGGCCACGTAGGGCGCCGAAGCGGCGAAGGCGTCCCGCATCAGCGGGCGCAGTTCCTCGTACGCCGCGCCCATTTCCTCCGCGGCGCCGACGAACGCCGATTCCAGCGGCGCGGCGTCCGCCGTCAGGCCGGTGCGGACGGTCTCGGACAGATCATCGAAGCTGTCGCGGACAGCGGCGTTTTCCCGCAGCGCGACCGCGCCGAGCCCGATGAACGCCAGCGGCAGCGCGCCGACCGCAGCGGCGACACCGGCCGCCGCGGCGGCCGAACCTCCGGCCACGCCGACCAGGGTCTTGGTGGCGCGGTTGCCCATGCGGTCGATCGAGTCGCCGACCTTGTCGAAGGTCTTGCTGGCCTTGTCGATGCCGAGGACGGTGAACACCAGGTCGCGGGCGCCGCCTGCCATCATCGCCTCCCAGCAGCGGTCGGTGGCGCCTCAGCGCGGGCGCGACGGTGTTCGTCGACCAGCTCGGCGCACATCCAGAAATCGGTCAGGGTCAGGCGTCCGACATCGGCCGGGTGCATGTGCCACAGCTGCAGGAACCACGGCTTGTAGCGCGCTACTTCCTCCGCGACGTCCTCGGCGTCGCCGCGGTAGGGTCCGGCGCCTGCCCGGGGTCCTCAGTCGTGTTCTCGACCACCGGCCGGAGCAGCTCCCGGCCGAAGTCGGCCCACCGGAAGTTCATGGCCTCGCCGTCGAAGGTCAGCTGCTCGCCGGCCTTACGGCGCGCCAGCCAGAAGAACGCCTTCACCGCGAGCGCGTCGCCCTGGTCGAAGTCGCCGCACAGCTGAATCCACTTGCAGCCGGTGAGCTTGCACAGCTCGATCGACTCGTCGACGGTGATCGAGTGGAAGTCCAGCGTCCACTCCGATTCGCCGAGCTTGAAACGGAAGTCCAACGGCGTCATGCCGGTCCTCATTTCCCGAGCTTGGTGATGATGTCGTTCACGGCCTTGACCGCGCCGTCACGCACCTTGGAGCCGTGGCGGCGCATGGCGGAGTCGAACCAGCCAGCGGGGCGCGCGGTCTGCGTCACCCACCAGTCGCGATTGCCGAACACCGGATGCCGCCACCGGCCCTCATCGAGGTAGCGCGGCAACTTGCGCTGGTCCGGTGGCAGATAGCGGGTCAGCGTGCGAATGCGCACCGACGCCGACCGGGCGCCGGCCGACATCTGCAGCCGCACCGCGCGCGCGATCGTGGCGCGCAGCCCGCGCTGCTCGTAGGCCTTGCGCTTCGCACGTTCGGTGCGGGAACGGGTCCGGGACATGGCGTGTTCGCGTCGCGCCTGCCCGCCGCCGCCACGGGTGGCGGTGGTGTTCACGCCGCGCACGTTGTTCTGCGCGTCGTCAACGGCCGGTTTCGCCGCGGTCCGCATCTGGCGGCCCATTTCCCGGCGCAACCGGCCGTCCCCCGCGGCTTTGAGCTCGGCGGCGGCCCGGCGCAAGTCCTGCGTACCGCGGATCTCGATGCGAGCGGGCACGGCTCACACCGTCGCGTCGGTGGTCTGGTACTCCAGCCGGATCGACGTGGTGCCGTTGTCGACAACCTTGAACGGCAGCGTCTGCATGATCACGTTGCCGTCCGGCACGTTCGGCGTGGTCCCGTCGAAGCGGACGTTGGCGGTGATGCGGACCTCGTAGTCGTAGGTGCCGCTGATCGTGCCGCCGGCGAACAGCAGCACCAGCTCCGCTTCGGCGCCGGAGACGAACCGGCTGTAGGCGGTCAGATCCTTGAACTCGCCCTCGATCGTGCCGCTGTAGACCCGGGCCTGCGATCCCTCCGAGCCGATCTCCAGCGGCTCGTTACGCAGCCGGGAACCGTGCACGTAGCGGTCATCGGCGAGGCCGTTGGTGCCCTGCACGCTGATCGACCGCATTTCGTGCGCGGCGCCGTCGAGCGTCAGCGACCCCTCGACGAAGGTCAGCAGGTCGAGGTTCGCCGGGTAGGAGGCGGTGGCCAGCGGGGTGGCGGTGGTTTCGTCGCGGCCGAGGATCGTCGGCGCGAAGGTCACGATCTCCCCGATCGCCGAGCTCAGCGTCCACGAGCCGATCTTGCAGCCGGTGTAGGTGAACGGGTGCACCGTTCCCGACGGCGCGCCGGGGCGGCCGACCTGGATCGTCAGCCCGGGCGGCAGCGGGCCGGGGGTGAAGGTGTGCTTGTAGACGGTGGGGTTGCCCGCGGCGTCCGGCTGCGCGGTGGTCACCGAGCCGAAGCAATGCTTGAACCACCGGCCGAAGGACACGGTCCCCAGTTCCATGGTGATCTCGCCGCCCGCGCTCCGCTGGCCTTGAAACCACCGGCCGGTGCGCAGCACCCGGTGGCCGGGCCGGATCGCCGATGACTCGATGCGCTGCGCTTCCAGCGACAACGTCTCAGAGCGGATCTCATAGCCGCGGTCGACAGTGACTGCGGTGCCGTAGGTGGCCTCTTCGCCGGTCATCAGCTGGGCGTCGAGCCCGCTGGGGATGCCCATCCCTCAGCCCTCCTTAGCGGTCTTGGTGGTGGCGGGCTTCGGCGGCGTGGCCTCGGCCCAGATGGTGGACTGCTCCAGTAGTCGGGCGGCGGGCTCGTCGGGCACCTCGATCGGCGTGCCCTGCTCGGCGGTGAGACCGAGTGAGGGCACGTCGACGGCCCGGAACGGTCCGGTGTAGACGATGCGCACAGCAACTCCCAGGCGTGCGAGGAGTGGACAGGGTCAGGGGGTCAGGCGGGCGCGGACTCGGATCGCCACGTCGAAGCGGCTGCCGCGTGCGGTGCCGTCGCCGATCGGGCCGACGTGATGTACCCATCCGGTCATCTCGGCCCACTGGATCGCCGGTGTCAGGCGCGGGTTCTGCGCGAGGCACTGCTGCAGCTCGGCCAGCAGTGCCGCGGCGCGTTGGTCCGCGGTTTCGGCGTCGCGGCCGTCGGTGATGAGCGCCTGGACGACCATCGGGAGCGCGAACTGCTCGTCGACGTGCTTGGTGCCGGCCTTCATGACCGGGATCCCGGCCTCGGTTTCGGTGTCCTCGCCGAACCACAGTGACTCGGCGGCGATGCCCCGCTGCGGCATCTCGTAGGCCAGCTGCACTCCGGCCAGGCCGGGGCGGGCGATCAGCGCGTCGAGCAGCGCGCGCTTGACCACCGGCAGGGTGGTTCCGGTGCTCATGCGATGCCCATCCGCGGCTCTTGGATCTCGCGCGGGAACATCTCGCGGACCGCGCGCGGGACTGCGAACGTCGGGAAGCTGCTGGCGGGCACGTCGAATTCGCCGATCGTGGCCACGCTGTCTTCCTGGGACCGCCACAGGTTCTTCAGCATGAGCATCGCGGCGATCTTGAACCGCGGGTCCACGCTGGCGGTGTTGGCGAATCGGCCCGCCTCGTAGGAGACGACGACGGCCGAGCGGCCCGGCGCGAACCTGGCGTCAGCGCCGCTGCTGCGGCGGCGCAGCCAGTTCGACGACAACGACCGGTCCGGCTCGTACTGGTCGACCATGAACGCCTTCCCCGGCTTGCTGGTGCGGGTCTCGGCGGTCAGCGGGATCTCGGTGCCATTGACGTACTCGGCCACCGAGGTGATCGAGCGGACCGGGTAGTGCGTCAGCAACACCACATGCCGACCACCGTCGTGCACCTCACCGACGACGAGGCGCGCCACGACCGGGCCCACGAGCTCGTCGAGCCGCTGCGACACGGCGGTGATCCACGCCGCCAGCTCGATGTCCGACGCTGTGGTCCGGGTCGCGTTCAGCGCTTGCTTCCCCTCATCGAGGGTGAGCACGTCGAGGGTGGCCACGGCCTACTCCTGCCCCGGTTCGTCGGCCTCCGGCGCCGGGTCGTCGACGACATCGGCGGCGGCCGCGGTGGCGGCGTCCGTCTCGGCGGCGGGTTCCGGCGTCTTCCGGCTCCGGCGCCTGGTGGGACGCGCGGCCGACAGCACGACCGCGTCGGGGCGACGCAGGCTCAGCCGCCGCTCGCCCGGCGCGCGGGTCGCGGCCTCGACGTGGTCTTCCATGGGCTCGAACAGCTCCTCGCGCCCCTTGACCACCCGGTCGTCAGCGGTCACGATCTGGCCGGCCTTGACGATGGTGCGGTCGGCCAGCACGAACCCGGACTTGACCCGCAGGTACTGCTTGTCGGCCATGTGCCTCTCCACTCCCGTGCGCACGTGGTGGACGGGCCTTTCAGCGGGCCCGTCCACCACGTGGGTTGAACTCGGATCAGGTGACGTTGAGCTGGCGGAACGCGCGGTCGTTGACCGAGTCGGAGCCGTTGCGCCAGTAGGCGAACACACCGCGCTGGCCGGAGGGCCGGTTCGTGGTGGTGTGGAACAGGTGCGGGATCAGCTCGGTGGCGAAGCCGAGCCGGTCGACGATCCAGAAGTTGCGGAAGTCGCCGAGGATGAGCACCCGGTTGTCCTGGGTGGCGTTGATGACGCCGTCCATCGCCGAGGCGTTGTTGACCGGGTGCCCGAGCAGCTGCGACGGCTGTCCCTGGCCCAGGTCGGCCCAGAAGTCGTCGAGGTTCGCCCCGCCGGCCTGCCGCAGCGCGGAGTAGATCTTCTTGTGGCCGATCCACTGGGCGTTGTCGTAGAACCGCTCGGGCAGTTCCTCGTCGACCTTGTAGACGTCGGCCAGGGCGAGCGTGTCGGCGGTGGCCGAGTTGATCTCGTACGGAGTGCCCGTCAGCGCGGTGACGATACCGACCGGCTCGCCGTTCCCAGTGCCGGTGACGAACTTGGTGTTCTCCAGGTTCGTCTTGGCATCCGCCAACAGCATCGCGACATCAGCGGTGAAGTTCGGGTAGTCCACGCCGATCTCGATGGAGTACGGCAGGAACCCCCGCGCCATCTCCATCTTGATGTCGATGGCACCCCACGTCGGCGTGTCGTCGGAGACCTCGGAACCTTCCGCGTCGTAGGACGCAGTCACGGCTCCCGCGTTGACCGTCCGGTACGTGTCGGTGACCGCGGTACGAACGGTGGAGATCCGCCGCATCGGCGACACCGAGCCGTCGTAGTTGAGGATCAGCGTCGGGTCGACCGGCAGCGGCACCGCGTACCCGCCGGCGGCGTCGGTGAGACTGGCGGCGCGCTGCAGCACCGCGAGCGCCTCGACATCGGGCTGCCCGGTGCGCATCCCGGTCTTGAACGCCTTGGACCAGGCCCGCATGTACTCCTTGCTGGAAGTCGCGACGACGTGCGCGGCGATGCCCCGCGCGCCGCGGCCCTCGGCGCCGTCGTCTTCGAAGTCCAGCGACTCCAGCAGCCCGGTGATGTGCTGCTTGCTGGCGTCGGAGACGCCGCGGACGTGCTCGACCGCGGCCAGCGCGCGGGCGCGCAGCTCCTGGCCGCCGCGCTCGGGCGTCTCGCGGTGCAGCGAGCGCGTGACGGCGCCCAGATCCCAGGGGTTGCCGCGGAAGTTCTGCTCAATGCCCTCGGGCTCGCCAAGCGGGTCATCGGTGCCCATCCGAGCGCCGTAGCGGGCCCGCGATTCGCGCACCCGGGCGGCGCGCTGCTCGGTCTCCTCGGCGGCGGCCAGGTGCTCGCGCAGCTCGGCTTCCTCGGTGTCGAGGGCGTCCCACCGGGTGTGCTGCGCCTCGTCGAGCGGGTTGTCGCCGGCGGCGGTGTGGATGCTGCGGCGCTCGGTCTCGATCGCGGTGAGCCGGGCGCGAAGTTCCTCGAGGTTCACGAGGATGCTCCTTCCAGGTACGGGTAGAGGGCTGCACGGCGTTGCGCGTGCGTCAGTCCGCCCGAGTGGCGCGGTGCCGGCTCGTCGGTCACGGGTGCGGCTCCCGGGCGGCCAGTGCCCGGCGGGGCGGCTGGGTCGGCGTCGGGAGTGCGGTGGGCGTGCAGGCGCGAGCGGAGCTCGTCGACCCGTTCGGGGTCGCGGGCGCGCAGGCGCTGGTAGTAGTCGTCGGTCATGCAGCGCACGCCGACGGTGGAATCGGGGTTCGCGGGGAACGTCACGGGCCCGGCCTCGAACAGCCGGACCTCCTTGATGGTGCGTTCCGGCAGGCCATCGGGGTTGTACTCCGAGCGGCCGGGGTCGTCGTTCCACTCCTCCTTGACCACGCGGAACCGGAACGACGAACCGTAGGCGCCCGCCTCGATGCCGGGCAGCAGGTCGCGGTTGTAGCTGGTGTCGAACAGCTGCACCTCGGCGACCGGCGAGTCCGGATCCTCCCGCAGAGAGGCCACGGAGCCGAGGACCTTGTTGCCGATCTGGAAGTCGAAGCCGTGGTCGTAGAGGATCTTCAGGTTGGCGCCGTTCTCCCGGATCGTCTTCTTGAACGCGCCGCGCACGGTGCGCTCCAGGAACCGGCCCTCCCAGTACGAGTCGATCTCGTACCAGCGGTCGAACGCGGAAAACCGCACCACCATGGTGGGCATACCCGCTGCGTCGGCGCCGTCGGCGCGGACGCTGGTCGGCACGGCGCGCACCAGGTCGAGATCGGGCAGGGTGTGAGTGGTCATCAGGACCCGTCCTCCTGGTCGTCGTCGTGCTCGTCGGGATGCGCACCACCAGGTGGTGCGGGGCTCGTGGGGTTGGGCTCATTGCCCCAGGGCACCGGCGGCAGGTCGCCCTCGCTCTGCCGGACCTCGTTGACCGTCTTCCATCGGTTGCGCAGCGCGATCTCGTTGGCGCGGTAGCGCTCCAGCGTCGTGGACTGCAGCAGCCCGTCGCGGTCGATGCGCACGTACTGCGGCCGCGGCAGCATGCTGGACAGCAGCCGTTCCAGCCGGGACAGCCACTTGTTGACGCTGTAGACCAGCAGGTGCGTGCTGCGGGACTCCACATTGGAATACGTCATCGAGCCGCCGGACTCGTAGCCAAGCACCTCGGCGATACCCGGCCCGAAGATCCGCGCGCACTGGGCCTCGGTGTAGCCCTGGGTCGCCAGGAACTGGGACTCTTCCGGGCTGATCTGGATCTGCTGGTACTTCCAGCCCTTGCCCAGCACGACCGGCTCGCGGGTTCCGCGCAGCGCGGCGAGGAAGCGGTGTTTGGCCTGGCGGGCCTGGTCCTCGTTGAGCGTGGCTTCCTCGTTGGTCAGCAGCGCGCTCGGGTGGGCGCCGTCGCGGAACCACGATTCGCCGAAGCGCACCGAGGTGATCGACAGGCCGATCGTCGCCGCGTGCCACGCGACCGGCGAGAGGCCGAGTACCCGGCCCGGTACGGGGTTGACGCGCTGGTGCAGCCACCGATCGGGGTTTACCGGGCGGCCGGTGACCGACCAGTGCACGGTGCCGTTCTCGTCGATCCACCCGGACACGTCGTCGGGGTGCAGCAGTTGGATCTGCGTCGGGCAGGTCCCGCGGTGGTCGAGGACGTCGCCGTAGACGTTGCCGCGCAGCAGCCACGACTCCACGACCTGGTAGCACCAGTCGGGCAGTCCCTGGCCATCGCCGGCGGGGTCGAGCAGGTAGCTCGGCGTCGGGCGCCGTACGCGGTCGGTGCCGGTGCCCGAGTAGACCTCGGCGGGCAGCTCGGAGGCCAGCGAGGCGATCAGGTCGATCGCTCCGCGCACGGCGATCGACTGCATGGCCGATTCCGCCGAGGACAGATTTACGTCCACATAGGACGATGGGGCGAGTGCCGGATACGGCACGGGCGCCCACTGGGTGGCGCGTTCTTCCTGACGAGTGCCTCGGAACCACAGGCTCATCGCATCCGCCAATCCGCCCACAGGCAGAACGCCCCGGCCACGGCCAGTCCGAGCGGCGCCGCGATCATCCAGCCGGCCGCGACGAAACAGGCCGCGGCCGCGGCGCCGGGCAGCCAGCGCAGGGTGTGGCCGGCGTACTCGGCGGCCGCGCCCGTGACGCGGCGCAACAGCGTGGGCAGCACGGTGCCCCCTTTCACCAGATGTTGGCCAACGGGTCGTAGTCGTCGCGCACCAGGTGCGCGCGCGTCGCGTGCGCCCACATGGCCACCGTCGCGGCAACCAGCGGGCTGATGTCGGTCGACGAGCTCTTGCGGCCCCAGGCGTAGCCGTCGCCGATCGGCCGCGTGCGGGCCCCGGCAATCGCGGAGTTCAGCTGTGCCTGGTCGCGATGGCGCAGGGTGTCCTGGCGGGCGGCGTCGGTGAACGCGCCGCAGGCCGCGGCGACCTCGCGCGTGGTCGGGATCGCCAGCTGGCCACGCTCCGGCTGCGCGGGGTCTGCTGGGCGGCGCAGGCCTGCCTTCTCCAGCTCCACCAGCAGCGACCCGGCGGGGCCGGCGATGTCCAGGCCGAAGGCGACCGGCTGGTGCCGGTCGACGAGTTCACGGGCCCTGGCCACCAGCCAGTCGGTGCCGGGCCGGTGGTCGATGACCTCGAGGTGCAGCCGCCCGTCGCTGCGGGGGCCGCACACCGCGATCGAGGACCATTGCCGGTCCGGGGTGATGTCCAGCGCGAACGCGATCTCGGTGCCGACCTGCGAGCGAGCGTCGGCCAGCGCGGGCCACTGCTCGGTCGGCACGTTCGGGTCGTCCTCGACGATGTCGAGCCGGGTGACGTTGAGGTACGCGCGGCAGAACTCCGCCAGGTCCATCTTGGTGAACTCGCTGCGCACGGCTTCCTCGGTCACCGTGTGCCCGAGCGCCGGCATGCAGGACCACCAGGTGGCCGGGTCTCCGGGGTCCATCGTGAGCTTGCCGTGCTCGTCCAGCGGGACGGTCCAGTCGAAGAACGCCAGCGTCGAGGGCTGGCCGGCTTCGATCAGCTCCCGGCCCATCGTGCGTTTGCCGTTGAGGAACACCGACTTCCCGGTGCCCGCGGTGGAGACGAGCCACTGCTGGGGCTGCGGCCGCGTGATCATGGCCGGGCTGAATGCCTGCTCCATGCGGCCGTCCTCGTGGGCGAAGGCCTCGTCGATCGTGCCGTCGTCGAGCGTCTCGCCGTGCCCGGCCGTCTCGGTGTTGCTGGTGATGCCGTGCCGGGAGCCGTTGCGCCACCGGATCGCCTCGTCACCGTTGGTCTTGCGCACCGTGAACCGGCCACGGAACGGCTTCGCTGCTTCGATCGCGGCGACGTGTTCCTCTTCCCACTTCTTGCGCGCTGACAGGCGATTCTGCGCCGCGTAGAGGATGTTCTGCCGCGGCCAGGCGTTGGCGCGCCAGACCATCTTGGACAGCAGCAGCGTGGTCTTGCCGGACTGGCGCGGCACCATCAGCACCACGTCCCGGTAGGCGAGCCGCCCGGTTGCCGGGTCGACCTCCAGCGCGACGTCGGCGACGTAGCGCTGCCAGGGCATCAGCGGGGTTCCGAAGGCGCGCGCGATCTGGGCGACCTTCCCGCCGTAGGTCTTGCGGTCCGGGTTGCGCGGCGTCCCGTACAGCGGCACGCACGACAGCCCGTAGAGCTCCTGCAGCTGGGTACGCAGGTCAGTCCGGTTCCCCGAGGTCACCGAAGATGTCCCCCTCCCCGTCCGGGAGCTGCTTGGCCGCTCTGGCGTCGGTGAGCACCTTCAACGTCGCGCGCAGCTCCTTGGCCAGCGCCGGGATCTGCTTGCCGTCTTCCCCGCCGCCGGCGTCGATCGCCGCGGCGAGCGCGTAGGCGGTCTGCGCCAGGCTCGGCTCGGCGCCGTCGAGCTCGCCCAGCCCCTCGATGTCCGTGCGCACCGCGCGCTCGAGCGCCCCGGTATCCGCAGTGCACCGCGGGCATTCCGGCGGCCGGTCCGCGCCGAAGCGAGCGGCGTACTCGCCCAGCAGCGCCAGCGGGGTCGTCGCCAACGCGCCGGCCAGCTCGACGAGCTCGTCGACGGTGACGTCGCGCCGACGGCGGCCGGCGGCATCACGGCGGCCGGTCTCGATGTAACCGACCACGGCCGCGGTGAACCGCTGCGTCGCGCCATCGGCGACGGTGGCCGCGTCGGCGAGCTCGGCGCGCGTCATGCCTTCGCGCTTGCGGGCAGCACGGATCGCATCGGCGATCACATCGCTGATCGTCGTGATCCGATCGCTCGTCACCGTGATCACCTCCGCCGAATCCGCGTTCCCGGGGGGAAATTTTGGGAGGGAAGGGCGCAGGGGTCACCCATCCCCAGGTCACCAAAAACCAGCGCCCGCCCGGCCCGCTCACCACGGCCGCGACGTGCGCAAAGGCGGCCGGAAGTCGACCTTCGCCCCGCGCTGCGAGTTGCACCGGCGATGCGCCGGGCGCACGTTGTCGAGGGTCGGCGCGCCGCCTCGACTGCGAGGGGCGATGTGATCAGCGGTGAACGACAGCGGGTGCGTGACCGGCAGGTCCACGTCGATCGCGTGCCCGCACAGCCAGCACGTTCGGTTGGTCGCCTTGAGCTGAGCGATCACCCGACGCCAAGGCCGGCCCTTGCGCCCCTGCCACCTGGCCACCGTCCCTCCTGATCGCGTAGTGCCGGCACCCAGTAACGACCGAGCTCTGCTCGCGATGGGCATGTGTGCGCAGCGATCTGTTGCGCCCCAACATGAAGGAGCACACATGCCCAGGTTGTGGCGTGCCGTAGTGGTTGGCGCCGTAGCAACAGCGGCTCTCTCGCTGTCGGCATGCAGCGAGTCATCCGGCTCGGGCCCAGCCGCGACGACTGCCCCTGAGCAGGCGACCACTGCACCGCCGGAGCCGCTGTCGAGGCAAGACCTGGTGGCGAAGTGGAAGCCCAAGCTGTCGCAGGCCATCACGGCCTCGTGCCCACCGAACCCGTACAGCGCCGAGTGTTCGACGGCGGTCGCGGAGCTGCAGCAGCTCGCTGACGAACTGGCCGCCGACGCCGCTGCGTCCGGGTTCGCGAACCTGGAACTCACGGCCCGGGAGCACGCGGCATCAGCCCAGCGATGGAACCAGGTGTGCAGTACTTCGCAGCCCGGCACCGACGAACGCAGCGAGTGCGTGGTGACGGTCTACAGCGACGTCGTCTTCGGTGAGGAGTCGTTGCTGGCTGCTGTGCACGAGGCAGCGCAGTCGTAGCCTGATCACGACGACTGACGCCGCGGCCAGGGGTCTTAGTGGTCGACCGCGCTGCTGGCCGCAACCTCGTCGAGGCGCTGCCGGGCGACTCGCTGGTAGTGCTCGGACAACTCGATCCCAACGAAGTCGTAGCCCTCGTGCAACGCGGCTTCGCCGGTGGATCCGGATCCGGCGAACGGGTCGAGGATCGTTCCCCCGGGAGCGCAGACCTTCACCAGCTCGCGCATGAGCCCGTCGACCGGCTTCTGCGTGATGTGGCGGCGCTGGCGGCCGCTGGGCTGGGACGCGGAGAACACGCCTGGCAGGTACAGGTCGCGCTTGCCGTCGTAGGGGCCGTTGGTTCCCCACAGGATGAACTCGGCGTTGGCCTTGAATCCCCCGCGGCGCGGCCGGGCGACCGGCTTGTGCCACACGACCGTTCCCTGCCACGTCCAGCCACCCACCTGCAGCGCATCGCTGGTCGCGGGCAGCTGGCGCCAGTCGGTGAACACCAGGCAGTGCGCACCGGGGCGGGACACCCGCAGGCATTCCGCGAGGACGAGCGACAGCCACGCGATGTAGGAGCGCTGGTCGCGGTTGTCGCCGGTGAAGTCGGCCAGGTCGTGGCAGGCGTCGCCGGAGACGTACTTGCCGCGGGCCGACGCCTTGGTGCGGTCGCTCATCGTGCGGCCGCCGGAGTTGTAGGGCGGGTCAGTGATCACCGCGTCGACGGTGGCGGCAGGGAGTTCTCGCAGAACGGCGAGCGCGTCGCCCTGGTACATGGTGTGCACGGTGGCTCTCGTTTCCGATGGCCGGGTGAGCTCGTCCCTCGGGCTCACCCGGCCATCTCGCTATTCAGTTGTGGCGCTCGTGCGGGCGGCCCTCGGCCAGGCCTGCGCATGCAGAAGGCCCGCTCTCGCATGCGCGAGAACGGGCCTTCTGCAAAGTCTGGCTGGTTTTGGGTACAACTCACCCGAGCAGCGTCAGTATGCGTGATGATCGCCGCGGCTGTCCACTGGGGTCCCGCTCCGCGACTCTCCCTGCCCCATAGCCGCTTTCACTCCCCCGGCGATACGCGGCCGAGCACGGCCGCCAGGTGCTCAAGGTTCGCCGGCGGCCAGCGGTGGCCGCATGCCAGGCATGTGCACCCGATGCGGCCGTCCACGATCAGCGCCGGAGTCTGGACCTGCTCGCCGGTGTCGGGGTCAGCACGCTGGAACATGCGCGCTTCGCAGACCGGGCACGCGGCGGCGACGTGCAGCTGCCGCGGCGGGTCCAGCAGCGCTTGGATCTGGGTCGTCCAGCGGCGCAGGAACCCCAACGCCTTCCACACCGCGTGCACGTCGGTCCATCGCCCGACGATCTCCACCAGCGCGCGGATCCGATCCTCTGGGGTCAGGCGGTCGTGCACCAGCGCCTTCACGTGCAGGTCAGCGGCGTCCTGCTCGATCTCGGTCAGCAGGTCGACAGCGGCGGGCGAAACCGGCAGCGGTGTTCCGCGGCCGCCGCCGGTGCGGCTGGCCTCGGACCCGGTGGCGGTCGCGCCGCGGAGCTGATCCAGCAGCGACGGCACCTGGTGACGGGTGACGGTGCCGTCGTCGCGCAGCACCGCGCGCTCGCCGGTGGCAGTGAGTTCCCGGGCGACCGAGCGGATTTGGTCCTGCAGGTGCCGCAGCTGTCGCGGATCTTCAGTCATCGTCGTGTCCTTCGTTCCTGGTTCGCATCCGGCGGTCGCGGTCTCGGTCCGCGAGGTTCAGGTGGCCGATGTGCCAACGGTTCGCCTCCCACGGGCCCTTCGTCGGGCAGCGGTAGGCATGCATCCGGTCGGCGGGGTACAGCCGCTTCGCAGCCCTGCGTGCGGCGCGCCGGTTGCCGTAGACCTTCTTGCCGCACGTCGGGCAGCGCCCGCTTTCCCGGGACGGCGGCCTCGTCACGGCTGCACCGGCCGAACGTGCCGGTGTGGCGGGGTGAGTCCGAGCATGTCGAGCAGCTCGGCGCAGTCGTCAGCGCTGGTGGCGTGCGCGGTGACGCACCGGATCGCGCGGTTGCGCTCGTCCTGGGTGGGGAGTTCCGGTGCGCGCGTGAGGATCCATCGCGGGTCGAGCTGGGGCGGTCGCGTCACGTGGTCGCCTCCTGGGCGAGCGGTTCGACGATGAGCACCAGGCCGAGCGCGTCGCCGCGCTCGATCTCGGGCATGTGCTTGGTCATCAACTCCGGGATGTCGTCGGTGACGACTCCGGCGTCGACCAGTCCATCGGCGCAGGCCTTGAGGGTGGGGACGAGGTTGTCGGCGTCGCGGCGGCGTCGGTCAGTCACGGTCCACACCAGCCGGACGGCGCAGCGGCCGAGCGCGGGCACCTTGGCGTCGCGGGAGAGCGTCGCGGCGGTGTGGCGAACGTTCTTGGTGATCTCGGCTTTCGGGCGCCAGTGCATGCGCTGGTTGGCGGTGAGCGGAGGGCGCTCGTAGGGCAGGTCGAGCCGGTAGCCGATGGTCGCGGTCATGCGGCACCGCCGGCGGCGCGGTAGCCGGTGCGGGTGTGGCGCACCTGGCCGTGTTCGATCAGCGAGCGCAGGACGGCGGCGTCTTCGGGGCCGATCCACAGCGGCCCGTCGGCGGGGTTGGGGATGTCGCGGGCGTGTTCGCCGATGCGGTACCAGCCGCGGGCGGCCTGGGGATTGATCCAGCAGGGGCGGAGGTCGCCGTGGCTGGTGCGGTGGTCGGCGATCGCGCCCTTGGCGATGGCGCGCAGCATCTCGCGGGCGGCCAGTGACGGGCCGCGTTCGATGCGGCGCTGGTATCGAGTCGGCATCGGGTGTCCTTTGTGGTCGGTGTGAGCTGTCAGTCGTGGTTGGCGGGCTCAGCCCCGGGATCGGCTGCAGTTGGTGGTGGTTGGCCTGCGGGGGTGCGGGTGTAGGGGTTGGGGGCCAGCTGGTTCCGGGGCGTGGTGGGCGGGCCGACGGTGGGGCGGCGGCCGGTTGGTCCGGCGTCTCCGATGCGCTGGGCGTAGCCGGTTTCTAAGGGCGATCCGTGCCCGTCCCGGCCCCTACCCGTCCCGGCAGTCATGCCGTCGCTGATCTCGCCGTTGATCGCGGCGTTGGTGGCCGCGACCTGCGGGTTTTGCGGCTGACTGGGGGCGGGATCGGCCGTCGAAACGGCCTCGGGAGACGGCTGTGGATCTGAGCCGGGTCGATCGTGTGGTCTGTGGTCGATCTGGTGATCCGGCGTAGATCCGGCGTGGTTCGGCGGTTGATCTGGCGTAGATCCGGGGTAGGTCGCTGCGGGGGCTGGGGCGGGGAGCAGGGACAGGCCGGCGGCTTCGGGCGTGCAGTCCTTCTTGCGGCCGTTGCAGCCGCGGCAGGCCACCACGAGGTTGTCGGCACCAGCGGCGATCTTCGGATCCACGTGGTCGAGCACGCCCCCGGCGGGGGTCTTGCGGTCGGCCCACTTGACCGTGATGCCGCAGTACCGGCAGCGGTCGCCGTCACGGTCCTTGACCGCCCGGCGCAGCTCCTTGTCCTTGAGCTCGCGGGCCTTGGCGCGGTGCACGTCGTTCTCGCTACGCGAGGGGTTGCGGTCCAGGAAGGCGTGAATCCAGTACCCGCCCTGTCCGGCGTTCCACTGCACGCCCTGCAGGCAGCGGCACTCGTCTCCGTGGGCGTGCAGCATCGGAGCGCCGTCGCCGATCCGGACGGCGGTCAGCGCACGCAACTCGGCCCGGGAGGCGATCTCCCGGGCCTTGTCCGCTGGAATCCAGCCGTCGGTGCGCTGCGCCGAGGCGTACTGCCCCATGCGCGTGACCGCGCCGTACGCACCGTTTCCCACCGCGCGCACGAGCGGATCGTCGTAGCCGATGTCATCCAGCCGAAGCCATGGCATCGCCTCACCACCCGATCGCGGCGGGGCTGTGCGGGTTGTTCACGTCGTTCTCGCTTTCGGGCGCCGGGGCGCCAGCCCGATCCGGGCGCGGATCCGGGCGGTGGTGTAGGAGGTCATGCGTGTGTGCGCGGCGATCTGCTCGTCGGTCCAGCCCAGGGCGTGCAGCGCGAGCACCAGGCGCTCGCGGTCGGCCTGGTCGAGGACCTCGGCCGGCTGCTCGCCGAGCAGGCACGCGCGGTAGCGGACGCGGTCGGTGACCGGCCGGGCATCCGGACGCTCGGTCATCACGGCGAGGGCTCGGCCGGTTCGGGCAACACGGGTGCGTAGACCTCGCCGGGCGGTTCGGTGACCGCGCTCGGGTTGCCGTCCTCGTAGCTGGCGGGCATGAGCACGCCCCGGTAGGCCGGGCCGATCTGCACGAGCACAGCGCGGCGCTGGTGGTAGCGGTAGAGCTCGATGGCCTCGCCGCGGGACCGCGCCACCCTGCAGAACGGCAGCAGCGCGGCCGCTGTCAGGTCGGTGCGGGGAGCGGCGTCGATCGCACGGCCGTCGGTGTCGAACACCACCGAGGCGGTGTGGATGTCACCCAGCAGCGCCCAGATCCCGCGGGGGTAGTCGGTGAGGTCGCCGACGGTGAACCGCAGTTCCGTGCCCGCCGGTGCGTCGAGGTCGTCGAACAAGGCAGGGTCGCCGACCTCGGAGAGCACCACACTGGCACCGTCGCGGCGGATCGCCGTCGTGTGCGCCTTGTCGGCCTTGGCCAACGGCCTGAGCACCGCCAGCGCGGCGCGCACATCGCCGATCGGCCACAGCATCGCCTCGTGCAGGTAGCCGCTGCACGGCGTGTAGGCGTGGCCGGCCACGGTGCGGGTGGTCGAGGTGCCCACCAGCAGCGTGGTCTGCCCCGGGTCGGCGCCGACGTGGCCGCGGCTGGTGTGCAGCACGATTCCGGCGAGCGCGCCGAACTCCGGGTCGTGGGGCGCGGTGTGGGACAGGTCGGCCAGCAGTGCGCACAGCTCGGCGGTGTTGACCTGCAGCGTCGTCATGTGTCCTCGGTGGAGTGATCGGCAGCGGGCGGGCGCCGGTTCATCGAGCGCCCGCCCGCCGGTGGATGGTCAGCGGCGGCGCGCCCACTTGTGGGAGTGCGGGCAGCTGAGCCGGTGGTGCTGGTAGAGCGGCTGGCTTCGATCGCGGGCGCCAGCGGCCTGGTTCGGCCCCAAGACCCCGGCGTGCACGCCCTTGCGGTCAACCGACAGCAAGACGTTTCCGGCCGAGACCGGCTCGGCGTCGAGGGGCATCTGGTTCCCCTTGCCGGTGGTGGCCCACACGATCGATGCCCGGCAGTCGAGGCACCGGGTGATGTGGGAGTCGAGTCCGCTCATGACGCACCGCCAGGTCGCACGAGCGCGGCGAGCTCGTCGAGCAACGCGCCCGCCTGGTCGCCGGACAACCCGCCATCCACACGCGGCCGCCAGTTCTCCACAAGGCTGTGGATAGCTCGCGCACCCACGGTCGGCGCTCGCCGCCGAGTCCGCTTCGGGCTGACCGCATCCGGATCCAGGTCGGCCGCCCAGTTGTGCACAGTGGACACATTGACGCCGAACCGGTCGGCCAGATCCCGGGCGGTGTGCCCGTAGTCCTCCAGCAGCGCGCGCACGGCGCGGCGCCGGTCCTCGACGGGTAGGCCCGAGCCGGTGAGCGCGGTGGCGAGCATGATGCAGATCGCCTCGTCAGGCTCGCGGTGCGGCAGGATCATCGTCGGCGCGGTGCGCAGCCCGGCCAGGCGCGCGGCCGCCAGGCGGCGGTGACCGTCGAGGACTTCGCCGCCGCCGGAGTGCTTGTGCGCGAGGAGGGGTTGCAGGATGCCCTCGGCGGCGATCGATGCTGTCAGCGGGCGCAGGTCCCCGAGATCGGAGCGGATGTTCAGCGGGTGGAACCGCAGCTTGTCCAGCGCCACCCGGCCAACCTGCAGGGGCCGCTGCTGCGCCAGCTCGCGGCGCAGCGCGGCCGCCGTTGTCGACGTGGCCATCAGCGCGCCCTCCTGATGATGGAGACGAGCACGCTCGCAGGCGCATCGACGTGCTGGGGGTGCTCGGCGTCGCCGAACTCGATACGCACTCGCCCGCGTGCCGGTCGCGTGATCGACGTGATCGGGTGGACCTTGGTGGCACCGGCCGGGAACAGCACGATCCCGTCGTTCCTGGCGACCTTGCCCAGCCGCACGCGGCGGATCCCGGACACCGTGCAGGGTTTGCGCGCGATCACGCCGACCACCCCACCCTTGCCCGTTCGGTGAGCGCGTCGGCGATCCGCAGCCGCACCGCGGCGTGCTGGGCGCAGAACGAGCGGCCGGCGTAGCCGCGCACCTGCCATTCACCGGGCTCAGGACACGCGGCCCAGTCGTCGCCGCAGCATGCGCTTCCGGGCAACGCCGGCCAGGCGCGGTTGTCCTGCTCCAGGAGCTCGACGTCGGTCAGCTCGGCCATCACGCGCCGCCCAGTGCGCTGATCGCCCGCTGGTAGGTGTAGGAAACCGCCAGTGGCGCCTGCTCGGCGCGGATCGCGCGGCCGACGGTGCGCAGCAGCGCGGCCAGGGCCTGCTGCTGCTCGACGTTCAGGGGCGCCTTGGACTCGATGCGGCGCAGGGCGGCGGCGTACACGGGATCGGCCGCGGGGTGGCCGGTGAGGTACCGCGTCGTCACAGCAAAGCTCCTTCCCGGTGTTCCTGTGGTGCGCAGGTCGGCATGAGGGCATCGGCCCGCGTTTTCTGTTGGGGCCCTGGCGTGATCAGCAAGGGGCCGCGGGCAGCCTCGTTCCGCCTTGACGCCGCAGCCGCTCCGGCGAGGTACCGCTGAAGTTCGGCGTGAGGCACGAGGTAGTAGCGGCCCGCCATGACGTGCCCGAGCTGACCGGAGTGGATCAGCGCCATGACGGTTCGGTACGGAACGTCGAGGAGTCCGGCGACGGTTTCGACGCGGTAGCCGCGCACCTGCTCCGCTTGGAGCTGGTGCATGAGGTCAGCGATCGCAGAGGCGAGATCGGTGTTCATCCCGCGATCGCCGTTTCGCCGAACGCCTCATCGTGAACACGCCGAGGGCCACGCCGATCGTCGCGACGAGGCGGGCCGATCGGCTCGATCTTGGGCTCCGCCTTGGGCTTCTCTTTCGGCTGCTCCTGGGCCGCGTCCTCGGCCTTCAGCAGTTGCATCCGCGGAATCCGGAAGAGGCGAGCCGCTCGCGATGCGAGGAAGCCGGAGGCCGGCTTCTTGTTGAGCTCGATCTGCCGGAGGGCGCCGCCGGTGATACCGAGCAGCTGTGCGGCCTGGTCCGACGTGAGCTGCATATCTTCTCGACGCTCGCGCCAAACGGCTCCGTTTACTGGGGGCATGGCAGCGATGGTACGCGGTGATACGCGACAGTCAATCTTAATTCGTTGCTGTGGTACGTGATGGTACGCTATGGTGCGTGACATGCGACGGAACTACAGCGCCCACCTGCGACAACAGCGCCTCAAGCGCCGCCACCTGCAGGTAGCTTCGTCAGCGATGGTGCGTCATGATGCACCAATGGCCGCCCTACGACCCCATACGAAGACGTACGATCCCGACTCGCGTGCGCGACTGGGCATCGCAGTCGCTCGCGCACGGGAAGCCGCAGGCCACCTGTACCGCCCATCCTTCGCCAAGGCCGCCGGAATCAGCGTGGCGAGCCTGCTCAAGCTGGAGACCGGCAAGCCGGTCGGACCGAGCGTGTACGAAGCCGTCAGCCGTGCCCTGCCGAACTGGACCGAGGACACGCCGCGCGTGATCTTGGAGCACGGCCAGATCCCGCAGCCCGCCACGGAAACCGAGCCGCACGAAGCCGAACCGGCACCGACCTCAGAGGACCTGACGGAACGGATCGACCGGTTCGTGGAGGCGACGCAGCGCCTGGTGATGGAAGAGAAGCGACTCGCCAAGATGCGGGAGGAGGTGTACCGGGAGGGCGAGGAGCTCCGCGCGATCTTCGGCGAGACGTCCATCACGGTGCATAGGGAAGCGGGGTAAAGCGCCCGTAACGCTCACTTCACCGTCACGATCGAATTACGGTGAGTGCTTGCACGATTCCCGATCAAACCACGAAGGCCTGCATGTCCGCATCGGAGGAACAACACGAACAACCGGAGCTCACGAAGGCTGAAACCTGGCTCGCTTGGGCAAAAGCGAAGCAAGCTGAGCTCCGCGGCGAACATGAACCAACCGGCGAGCCTTCGCCCGGGGCGGCGCGCACTCGGGCTGCGAAGCGCTGGGGCCTCGCCGTCGTCATCTCCGCGCTCACGACGCTCGCTTGGACGATGTCCCGCTCCCGCGGCGAGTACGTCGCCGCTGCCGGACTGATCGCCGCAGTTGGCGCGATCATCGCCGCAATCATCTCGGGCAACCCCGATCGGACCAGGCCACAACCGGATCTGGCGCTACCGCCGGCGACCGCGCCTGCAGTCGTGCCCAGCACTCCCCCACCCGCCGACACCACACCACCGGCGCCCACCCCAACCCCAAGCAGACAGGAGACGAGCGTGACCACGACACCGGCCACCGGCGTGCTTGTGCTCGCTGAGCGCGACGTCGTGCCGATGTGGACCGAGCCAACGGCAACAGCCGAACCCGCAGCGCCGACCACCACGCCCCCAGCACCGCCCACGACGCCGCCGAGTTTCGAACCTCCGGCGCCGCCGCCAAGCCCTGACCCGACCACCAGGTGCCACGGAAGTGTTCAGGTGCCCGGCGTCCTCGATCTGTGTCTGAGCCTGGACATCGAGCTCGCGGCGGTGCCACGTGGGTAGACCACCCACCCCGGTAGGCACCTGGGGCGAGATCCACACCAAGCAGATCTCCGCAGGCGTGTGGGAAGCGCACGCCCGGTTCCGCATGGCCGACGGCCGCTCGAAGCAGGTGCGCAAGCGCGGCGCCACCAAGACGAAGGCGACCAACAACCTCAAGACACAGCTGACGGCGCTGGCCAGCGAGGCCACCTCCGGCGAGATCACCCCGGACACCCGGTTCGGCGTGATCTGCGACAAGTGCATGGATGAGCTGGAGCGCTCGTACAAGCTGGCCGGGAAGTCTCCCAGCACACCGCGGTTGTACCGGGGCTACGTCAAGAACTGGATCAAGCCCGCGCTGGGCGAACTGCAGGCGCGCGAGGTGCGCGCATGGGGATGCAACCAGCTGATCCAGAAGGGCCGGGACAAGTCCTTCGACACGGCGAGAAGCCTGCGGGCCGCGTTGTCGCTGATCTGCAGCTACGCCGTGCGGTACGGGGCGATGGATGCCAATCCCGTGAAATCCACGGAAAGGCTGGAGCGGGACGGCAAGAAGGAAGTCAAGGCGCTGACGCTCGAACAGCGCATGGACCTCCGCGCCAAGCTCGTCGAGCTCGGGCGCAAGAAGCGAACCGACGCGAAGGGCCGCAGCCTGGGCCGGCGGGCACAGGTCTGGGCCGACTTACCGGACTTCATGGACGGGATGCTCGCCACCGGCGTCCGGGTGGGCGAACTGCTGGCGCTCGACGACACCGAAGTGGATCCCACCGCGCCGACCGTGTTGATCGGGCACCACCTGGTGCGAGAGACGGGAGTCGGCCTGCTGCGCCTGCCGTATCGGAAGAGCAACGGCACGGGACTGCTGCTGATGGTGCCGCAGTGGTCGGTGCCGATGTGGCGGCGGCGCAAGCTGGCAGCGCGCCCCGGCGGACCGATCTTCCCGGCCTGGAACGACGAGTGGGCCGACCCCTCGAACGTCATCCACCGCATCCGGGAAGCCCTCGACGAATGCGGGTACGGGTGGGTGACCTCCCACGTCTGGCGCAAGACCGTGGCGACCGTGCTCGACGAAGCCGATCTCCCGACGACAGCGATCGCCGACCAGCTCGGCAACACGCCCAGGGTCGTCGAAGAGCACTACCGCCGGAAGCGCGCCGCCAACCAGGCCACCGCAGCCGCCCTGGAAGGGATCATCCAGCACGAAGAGGGCGGTGATTGA